GTATTAAAGCAGAAGAGACTATAGCCTCCAATATAAGTTTGAACATGGGAGCTAGTTTAACAGATCCTGCGCAAAGAGTAATACCTACTATACTAACAAGTACGGATGGAATTACTATATACTATCCAGGTACTACGCATGAAATAACTCCATCTAGTCTAGCTATAAGTGGAGGAAATTTAACTGTAATAATTCCAAAGTGTAGATTGCCCAAGTATTCTTTGATTGAGAATACTGCCAGCGGTATTTCTTGGGATGCAGCTAATATACAGTCAAGTATAGATGTAAAAAGGGTATATAATGACCCTACAGTACATGCTTCGCTAATTTGGAATCATATTTGTAATGTACGATGTGCTTCTACTTTATGCTCTGAATATACTGTCTCTGCTTGCGGTATGGTTAGGGATAATATTCTTGGAACGGTTGAATTTTTTCCTGCTGAATATGTTTCTGGTGCTTGGAAATCAACAAATGGATCTAAAACGTGTGTTGGAACGCCAGAATGGATAAAAATAAACTATGTTTCTGGATTACAGGGTATAGACTTGCATGTGGAATCTACTCTGCTAAGATTAGCTCATTCTAAACTCCCTAATGAGCCTTGTGGCTGCGATATTTCACAGAGAATGTGGGCTAGAGACAGAAATATTCCTAAGTTATTGACTAGGGATAGGTTGGAATGCCCCTTTGGAATGTCTGACGGTGCTTGGACTGCATGGAAATTTGCAGAAACAATTAAGCTCTATAGGGCTTCGGTAATAGCATGACTGTAAATTTGACTGCTATAGTTCCAAAACCATTTAATCAAGGAGCATTTAGGCTTCATTTACTTAATGTTGCCAGAAAAGTAAGAACTGGTGTAAAAAGAGATTTTGAGCGAACCGTAGAAACATTTGAAAGTAAGCCTAAATTCGAAACAGCATTGAAATTTTCTGTCGACGAACTTAGGATTGATGTATTTACTAATGATGAAAATTATCGAAGCATAGTTGAGGGCACAGAATCTCACGAAATAACCTTAAGCCCAGAAAAACGAGCCTTTTTCTTCCATAGTGATTTTGTGTCTAAAACTATGCCTGGAGTTATTGGCTCAAGAGAAGGATCAGAAGGTGTAAATGAAGTATTTGTAAATCCTGGTCAAGACAGAACTATGGAAATTACCGGAATAACACCTAGAGAATTCGACAAAGTTATTGCAGAGAAATGGCAACCAGTTTTTGAGGAGATCGTTCAGGAAGAATTAGATTTAGCAGTCGAAAATTCCGGTCATTCTATATGATAGGAGATACTTATGGATGACGAGGACAAAATTGTTGGTCAACTAATTACAAGAAAAAAAGGTCAAGTTATTTTCCAAATTTATGATGAAAGCGTGGAGGCTTTCAAAAGATATTCACTACCTGAGCATGTTTTGGAGGTAAATGGATCAGAGGTTATAATGCTACCTGAAATTTTCAATATGGCAATGACTTTTGGAATAGAGTGGGAAAACATCCTAAATGATGTAGTAATAACAAAAGACGCTATTGCTCAAGCATTATATCAATCAGGGGTTTTTGAATTCAAAGATCTAGTCGAAAATCCCAGCAGACTTCAGGGCGTAGCTTTAATAGCAGCTTCTCCAGTTATGAAGTCAATTGTTACGTTACAAAAAAGATTTAAACAGGAGGTAACATCAAATGGCTGATAATTATTTAGGAAGTCAATCATCTTTGTGGATTCAACTTAACGGTCCGAATACAGCTCCGGCATATCTAGGCTGTCATTCGGTCGGAGATGTGGACGAACCCCAAGGAGACAAGACTTTACTGTACTGTCCAGATCCAGCAGCGGCAGGAAAGTTCAAAGTGAAGAATAGTTTCCGTGGAGAACCTGGTGCTATAACGACCTCCATTGAGACAGATCTTCGCAAGACCGCTGACTATTTGGAAGATTTAGGTCTTTGTGGAGTTCCAATCTATGTCCACAAAATGTTTGGTGGAAGACGGGATACCTTTACAAATTTCGACAGATCTTTCGTTTTCTATCCAGCATCAATAACTTCTAGAAGTTTAAGTAATCTATCTGTAAGGTCAGGTGCTGACGAAGCTGAGACGTTACAAGGTTTCGAGATTTCCTCGGACGCTTTTTACCGTATGTTCAATCTAGAAGCCTCTCGTGTCTCTATTGTTGAGACCGAAAATGTTAATAATCTAGCTGTGTGTGGAGAAGAGCGTTGCGAAGGTGATACCGGACCTGCACAGAAAATTGAAGACTATATCTTTGCAGTTTGTGATGCTGATGGCGGATATTCTGCGAATGTACTGGCTTCTATCGAGGGTGCAGCTTTTACGGCGACAGCTTCTGACCCATTTGGTTCTAATGAGCATATCCATGGAGTTGTTTGTTTCAGGGTAGGTCGTGATACGATCCGTGTTCTGGTAGCCAGGGGATCTACAGATGCAGGAAATCCTGCCGAGGTTGCTTATTCTGACGATCTTGGTGTTACTTGGACTACTGTAAATGTTGGAGCAGTTAATGGAGAATTTGTTTCGAATGGTCATGCTTTAGTTGCTCTCGATCGTTACCATATTTGGTTAGGAACAAATGGTGGTAGGATTTATTTCTCCAATGATGGCGGAGCTACCTGGACTTTACAAGAAGCCGCTGTTATTTCTGCTACTGCGATTGCTGCTCTTAGCTTTGTTGATCCTAATGTGGGTTTTGCACTTTGGGCTAGTGGAATTGTTGCAAGATCAACGGATGCTTCTTCTGCAAGTGCTACATGGTCTGCAAGAACTAGCGTAGGGGTTGCAGGTCAGATGGATTTGCAGGCAAATTCAGCTTTCTTTTTGTACGCTGTTGGAACAAATGGTCGATATTATTCGCATGATGGTGCTGATTCCTGGTCTCTACGAGATGCTGTGGCTACGGCTGCGATTGACTTCTGGGGAGATTTGCTTACGGTATCAGTTGGCTCTGCTGTGTCAGGAGCTATTAAAGAATCCATCGATGGCGGATACGACTGGACAGATGCACCAGCAGTTACCAATCAAGGTCTTTTGGATGTCCTGTTAGTTTCTGCAAAACTTGGCTATATCGCCGGTAAAACTGATTCTGGTACGGGATTTATAGCCAAGCTTCTTCCGGCTATTTAGTATTTCGGGGAGAGTAAAATCTTAGATTATTCAGGTTGGCAGAGGGACTTTCTCCCCAGTCATTTCTCTGCCAATCTGAAAAAAAGGAGATAAAATTTAATGGCAAAGAGAAGCAAACCTAGTGAAAAAAGTATCCAAGCCAAAATTGGCAGAAACAAAAAAGAAGAATGGACAAGTTCAACAGGCGTAAAAGTAATACTCAAATCTATACCCCCACTTTTGATAACAAGTTTAAGCGATAGATTTGTTTTGCCAAAACCTCCGCAATATTCAGTAACGACCGTAGCTGGGGATGTTGAAGTTTATGATCATGATGAAACAACTTTACAGACTCCAGAGGAAAAAAAGGCTTGGGCTGAATATCAGAAAAAACTCTCTGATATCGAGACTGAGATTACCTCACTTACAATAAAGATGTGTTTAGTGGAGGGAATGGAAGTAGTAGATAGAGACAATCATTGGCAAGATTGGATCGAGAGAATGGAGCTAATTGGAATAGATCTTCCAGCCTCGGATAGAGCAAGAGATTTATTGTTCAAAGAAACCGATGTAGCCAGGGAAGCCACCGACATAGCTCACATTCTTGACAGAGTCATGGCGTTAACTGGAGTGGACGAGGCAACTCTGGCGACAGCCAGAGCTTCCTTTCCGGATCAAGTGGAATCCGACGAAGGATCCAAGGACGGCGATACCGCTACAAGAACTGAAGATTGAAGAAAGTAAATGGGAATATGCTTTATTATTCAGAGATCTAACAGTTGCTTTTGAATGGGGTGTTGTTCCATCCGTATATTTTTCACTTTCTGACGAGGATCAAGCATTGATGACTGCATACGTCGAGTCTATGCGTACAATGCAATCTTATGAGGAAGAAAAATTTAGTAAAGAACAGGAGAGTAGATTAAGCAGACATAGGTAATTCTAATGGCTGACATAGGACTTAGAGCTAGACTCGACCTTTCCCAATTTAATTCACAGGTCAAGCAATATGTAGCCGGTGTTGAGGCTATCAATAAAGCTAATGCGGATATGTCGGGAAAGACAGTTGTATATATGTCACGAGCCAGAAACTCATTGGATCGTTTCGGTTTTTCGTGGAGACGAGTTCAAGAAATAGTTACTGGTGTATTTGTTATTGATGTTTTCAGAAAGATTTCAAATGCCTTGCAAGATGTAGTTAAAGAAGCTGTAGGAGCTGTCGGAGAATTTCAACAATTACAAATACGATTTGAAGCCTTAGCAGCAAGAGATTTTGCACGTCAATTTGGGGGAAGTGTAGCAGATGCTTTCGGTAAAGTTACCGAACAATCTAAACAGTTATTGCTATGGATTAGGCAAATTGCGGTCACAACTCCATTTAGTGTTGAGACTATTTCTAATGCTATTGCTTACGGTCAAGCGTTCGGATTTAATGTTGAGCAATCAAAACGTCTTGCATTAGCCACGGGTAACTTCGCGGCTGGCATGGGTTTGACCAATGAGCACATGGAACGAATTATTTATAACATGGGTCAAATGTTAGCGTCTGGTAGAATTCTTGGACGAGAATTACGAGACTTGGCTAACAACTTCGTTCCTGTTAATGACGTTATACAAGTTATGGCGGATAGGGCTGGTGTTTCATTTGGTGAGATGCGGCAGAGAATGAAAGAGGCGAAAGTAAGTGCCGGAGAGTTTATTACGGTATTTGTAGAAATGGCTGAGAAAGACTTTCCAGATGCTATGGAAAGAATGAGTAGAACTCTCCGGGGAGTTATGCAAAATATTCAGGACTTTATTCATACCTTTATTGGTCTAGAACTATTAGGTCCAATAGGAGCTAAAGTTGCGGCTACTCTAGCAGATGCTTTAACTAGAGCATTTCAACCAGATGTTGTTAGATTTTTTGCTGCTGCTGGAATAGCTTTAGCAAAAGCATTCGACATTATAGCAAATGTTCTAAATACATCTTTAATACCGGCAATAAAAACATTTTTCTCCAGTTTAGGAATTGGTGCTCCTACCGCATTGGACGTTGCTAGTGCTATCTTGCATTTAGCAATAGCTTTCAAATTTCTAGTCAAGGGAATATCAGTAGCTATTCAAGGAGTTTCGAAAGTTCTACAGTTTATCTTAAAAGCATTTAGAGATGCTTTTGCACCCTTGATTCCACAAATGGGTCAATTTGGATTTAATGCGATCAGGGCATTTGCTGAAGGAATGGCAAAAGCTGTCATTCTTATCTTTCAAGTTCTAGCTGCTGTAGCCAGAGCTATAACCAGACTTTTGAAAGCAGCAAGTCCTCCAAGATTATTACCTGATTTAGATTGGTGGGGTCAGCGTACCATGCAATCATGGTTGAATGGTTGGCTTGCGGCAGATTTTTCTATTTTTAATGATATTGCAGGAATAGTTTCTAGCTTTATTCGATCTTTATCCGGAAGAATACCTGAAACTGATATTATCCCTAGAATTCTAGGAACCAGAGCTGCTATTGCTCAAGCTGTCAATGAAATTAGATCAACCGGAGAAATAACTTCTCAAGCTCTAAATAGAATATGGCGAGCAGCAGGATTAACGTCAAGATCTATACGTGCATTTATTAGAGCCTTGCTGGAATCAAAAAGAGCTGCGATTGTTTTTGATAATGTCAAGAAAATATTGCAATTTGATCCGCACTCTCTAATAACTTTTGAGATATTCGGAGAACGCATTAGAAATATCAATGATTTGATGCGTGTAGCCCAACGATTGACCGGAGAACTCGGAGTTGCTATAAGAGCTTATGTGCAAAATCTAGCTGAAGTTCAAACCATACAGGCTAGATTAGTTATTTTACAGTCTAGACTAAATGAGCGAACTGAATTTTATGACGATCTTTTGCGCTCTTTACGGTCACAACTTGAAGAGGTAACAGAAGTTGAGGACGAGGAAATACGTATACGGGAAATACAAGAAGCTCTAGCTACTGGATTATTAACAGCAGAAGAAGAAAGACGCTTGCAAATGGAGTTGCAGGCTATTCAAATACAGCGAAATATTCGTCAAACAGAGAGACAGAGGGATGAAGAAATTAATGGCTTGGAAGATACCATCGATGCTGAACAAGAAAGATTAAGAATCGTTGAAGAGTCAATGGAACGTCAGGGAGAATTAGCTGAGCATCTTGCTGAACTGCAAAGGCAAGCTGCGGAGGATCAATTAGAGGCTGCAAGAGCATTAGTAGAAATTCAAATTGAAAATAATCAATTAATGTCGCAACAATTAGCTTTGTTGGACAAAATAGCCAAAGCCGTCGGAGGTTTAGCAGATGAGTGGGAAAACTTAGATGTTGAAGCTTTTGAAGGTCTAGAAACTAATATTGACGACATTATTTCTGATATGCAGGATGACTTGCAAACTGCTATTGACACCCTAACAAAAGATATAGCTGCTCAAATGCAAACGGTTATTGATGAATTTTTAAAGCCGTTTAGGGAATTATCAGGTAAATTAGAACCTTACATTACTGACATTCAGACTGTTATAACTACTGGATTTAATTGGATTGCCGGTATAATTGATAGATTTATAAACTCTCCACTTGTATCTGATGTTTCTATCTTTATAACCGGAATAATAGCATCAATATCAGAAAAATGGGCTGAAAAGTCTCCTGAGATTGAAAGTGCTGTAAACGGATTTTTGGATAAATTCGTTGGATTTATAAGTACCTTCAAGGAGTTTATTCTAACAGAAGGTCCATTAATCTTGACGGAGATTGGAAAATTCATAACTGGTGTATTGGAGGCTTTGGGTATAGATCCTAGTAAAATAGCTGATTTAGGATTTTCTTTATTGACGACTGTAATTGAAGAAATAGGAAAGGCTTTTACCGGATTTTCTAATCTAATTAAAGACCATGGACCTGCTATAAAGGAAGCAATAGCGAGCATTTCGGATTTTGTAATTAATGAAGCTTTACCTAAATTAAACGAATTTGTGACCTGGCTTAGATCAGATGCTGCAGAGGATATTAAGTCCTTTGTAGCCGACCTTGTTGCCAATGCTGCTAAGATAGCTGTAGCTGTCGGAGGATTTTTAGTTGTAGTCGGGGTCATAAAAACAATAATAGGAGCTTTTTCCTTATTGTCTAAGATTAGCACAGGATTAAAAGCATTTCAAGGAGCATTAGCTTTAATCGGGCAAATTCCAGCAATTATCGGAGCTTTATCTAGTTTTGGTCCAATATTGCTAGGCATAATTGGAATTATTACAACGGTTGCTACTGTCGTTGCAGCCGTTGTCGCAGGAGTAATTATTGGAATAACTTTATTTAGAACAAATTTTATGGGTTTTAGAGATTTATTACTTGGTGTCTTTGGAGCTATAAAGGATACATTAGCCCCTGTGTTTGGAGAACTTAAAGTAGCTTTTTCTAATTTAGTCGAAAGTGTGAAAGTTTTATTAATCCAATTAGAGCCGCTAAAACCTGTCTTGGCTTTATTGGCTGGAATTATAGTCGGTATAGTTATGGTAGCAATAACTCTATTAGGTGCAGTAATATCTGGTATTGCATCGGCTATTGTCACATTTGTCACTACATTAATTGACAATATTACGAGAATTTTACAGGCTTTCTCTATTTTTGTAGACGGTATAAAAAACTTTTTCTCTGGCATTTGGGATATAATTGTTGGAATCTTTACGGGAAATTTGGATTTAATTACGCAAGGTTGGGAGAAATTTAAACTTGGAGTTGTTAGAATTGTCCAAGGTTTATTTGCAAGTCTGATAGCATTCATTCGCGGAGGATTAGAAATTGTACTGAAAACTGTAGGAAGCTTTATTGAAGGTGTTATAACTTTCTTTGTTAATTTATGGAATAGATTGGTCAAAAAATCAATAGTTCCAGATATGATGCGAGACATTTTAACAGCTATCAGTACGGGCTTAACAAATGTTTTGACCGCTATTGGAACTTGGATTGTTGAGACATTGACTCAATTTGGTCAATTTGTTCTGGACACTATTGCAAAATTTGTGGAGCTCGGAACTTTGCTTGTTGGTAAGATTATAGAAATCAAAGATGATATAATAACAGAAGTAAAGAAGTGGTGGGAAGTTGGTCAGGAAATGATCGCAGGGATCATAAAAGGTCTTAATAATAATTTACAGAAGTTATTGAACTTTATGATTGAGCTTGCCAAAAAAGCTCTGCAAAAAGTATTGGATTTTTTTGGCATTAGCTCAGAATCCAAAGTTTTTACAAGCGTTGGAGAAAACATAACATTAGGAATTATTAAAGGATTGCAAAAACAAGAGAAAAATTTATTGGACACAATAGATAATATGTCCGACAAAATAGTGCGGTCATTCGTGGGAACTATTACTCCAAGATTAGAAGCCCAATTTGGATCTACTGGATTAGCTCCAGGATCCAGAGGAATTGTGGATAATTCAAGTGTTACAAAAAGCGTTATGGTGACCGTAAATCCAACTTACACACAAGTCGCCTCTCCAGCATCTATTAAGTTTGATGTGTCGGCTGCTTTAGCTGCGGCAGGAATAACATGAGCGAAGCTAGATTTCCCGAGTATTTAGAATATAGAACTCCCGCAGGAGAAGTTTTTTCTTTCGAAGGTTATGCAAAATTCTTGATGACCGAAGAGGGCTTTGGAATGCCCGAAATTGAGTACATTACTCAACGTGGTCCTTTTCAACATGGCGATTCAATTTTAGATTATCGACTAGCTCCGAGAATATTGCAATTGACCTATTCCGAAAAATCTTACAGCAGACATGATTATTGGGATGTTCGAGCTGGCTTATTAGATATATTTAGACCTAATAATCATACTCTTGGAGATTTCGGTCCTGGTACATTAACAAAATTTTTGCCTAACGGTCAAAAAAGAGCAATTGACGTATTTCCGATACAGGGTCCTACATTTACCATATCACGACAAGGTGACTGGAGAGAAACTACAGTCATGGATACCCTGCGATTTAAAGCTCCAGATCCTGTATTTTATGACCCTAATCAGCAAAATACCCTCTGGGTTTTAGCTACACAAGAACATTTAGTTTTTCCTATAACCTTTCCTATTAGATTTGGAACGTTAGTTATTGATGATACAATAACTGTTAATTATCAGGGTAATTGGAAAGATTATCCTATAATAACCATTATAGGTCCTTTAGAGGGAGCAATTATTCAAAATCAATCTACAGGAGAAGAAATAAGACTTCTTTACACTATTTCAGCAGGAGAAACAATAAATATCATATTGCAGTACGGTAGGAAAACTGTTACTAGCGATATAGCTGGAAACTTAATCGGAACTGTGGTTGGAGATTTGGCTACTTTCCATATAGCCCCTTCTCCAGAAGTAGCCAATGGAAATAATGTTATCCGTGTTACCGGAGGATCTGCTACTCCAGCCACACAGATTTCTATATGCTGGTATAATAGATACATAGGAATTTAAAATGACAGAAACTTCTTACTTTTGGGGTGGAACAGCGACCGGAGATGCATCATTAGCTCCTTATGATGATGATGAGTATAGCGATTTTTGGTCTTTAATATTTAATAGCAACAGAGATATTCAAGGTGTAATTCCGACCAGTCGAACTCCATACGATAATAAACTTGAGGTAACTAATCCTGCTGGTGCTACAGCAAGAGTAAATGAGGGGGCAGCATTAGTAGATGGTAAGCTATACAAGAACGATGCTGTCGTTGACTTTACTGTCTCAGGTAATGCAGTATGGTGGGTCATTGGGCTACGGAAATCTTGGTCAGCACAGACTGTTAGAGCATTCTCTAGGGGTACTTATGCCGCAGAATCATTAGCCTTAGCTTCGCTAATACAAAATGATGGAACTACTTGGGAAATTCCTTTAGCCACTATTCAGACTGATGTTTCCGGTAATGTCGATACAATTAATGATCAAAGAGCTTATATTCATAGTGCAGGTACAAAACGAATAATTGTCCCAGTAATTCATGCTTATAATCAGACCGATGCAGTAGAAATTGAATCTGGTGTTAATATTGCCAAATCATTTCCAGATAATAAATTGTGTAGAGCCAGAGGATATTTTCTAATACCCGCTGATTATATCTCTGATATGACCGTAAAAGCTATTGTTACTCCTGCAATAGGAGCATCTGGAGATGTTTATTCTGATATTCAATATACTGGTGGTCAATGTGGAGAGCTAATAACCTCTATTGGTGATTTTACTGGATTTCAAGCTATAACCGTAGCTTCTGATATTGTAGTGCAAACTTTAAATTGTATTCAACAGTTATCTTTAAATGATATTTCTGTCGGGGATATAATTACTTTTACTTGGATACGAGATGGAGTTCATGGAAGCGATACTTTGGGGGATTCTTGCTCTATTTGGGGATTCCAAATAGAATACGAGGGAGCATTCTAATGACTGAAACCAGTTGGTTCTGGGGCGGAATAGTAACAGGAGACGCCGTCCTAGCTCCGTATGACGACGACGAATACACGGATGTTTTAGCCCAATTTCATTTATGGGATAGGTCTAAATCTGGTGTTATAGGAACTGATCATCCATCATTTTCTGGTAATTTAGAGGTGCTGAATCCAGCAGGTATTGTTCTGAGAGTACCTACCGGAATTGCTATGGTTGATGGCAAGTTATATAGAAATGATGCGAATATTGATTTCGCTATGAGTGTACCTGGAGCTGGATATAATTATTACTCAGTCGTACTTAGAAAAACTTTTGCCACACAGCTCGTTAGAGCTGCTATGCTAGGACCGAGCTCGGTAACTTATCCCTCAGTTACTCAAGTTGACGGAGCTACTTGGGAAATATTATTAGCCCATGCTAGGATTGATAATGTTTCTGTAATTGATGTTTATGATCGTAGAGCATGGGCTATAAAGCCTCCTATAAGAACAGAGTTTATACCTGTGATGACAGGATGGAATTTTACTTTAGGATCTGAGCTAAAAGATTATGGTACAGGAGGCGTTGGAATTAGTTTTATTGCACTATCAGATACAAATATTACAGAGGCTTATGGAGGATTTATAATTCCGCACGATTGGACTAGAGGGACCAGTATTAAAGCGTATCCGTTGATGCTGTCTCAATCTGGTCCAGGAGCTAAAAACGTATATTTTAGAAATACAGCAGCTAGACAGGAATATGGTACTGGAATGTTTGTTCCTTCTATGACTAATACTTCTGGATATGCAACTTTTGCATTACTCTACGGCGGAATTATTCCAGGTCCAGCAATTTTTAAAAGCACAGCGCATTATGCAGAACTTCCTATTACTATTGATGCATGGTGCGGTGATTTTGTAAGTCTTATTTTTAGACGAGATGGAGACGATCCGTCTGATACTGCTGGTCCTGTAGAGTTTATAGGATGGCAATTAGAGTATTCGCCAGCTTTTTAGGAGGCTAAAATGACCCTGCTATTTATTGACAGTTTTGATCATTATACTACGGTAGCTCAAAAATATGAGGATGCCCAATTTGTTTCTATTGCTGCCGGTACAGGAAGAAATGGAACTAATGCTTTAGTGTTAACTTCAGGAACTGGAAGTGCTGTAGCTTTTAAGACTGTACCTACTTATGATACTTTTATTCTCGGATGCGGATTTTATGCCGTAAACGATTGTCGCAGAGGATTTGGTGTTGCAGATAGCGGTACACGTCAGATAACTATAGTACGAAATGCTGCCGGATTATTAGAAGCTAGGAGAGGAGTTATAGGGGGTGGAGCTATCGTTGCTACTGGTACGACGCCATTACTAACTGGACAATACTATTACTTAGAAGCATATATCATAGTTCACAATTCTTTAGGTCAAATTATAACTCGTGTTAATGGTATAGAAGACATTAATGCTTCTGGTCTAGATACCCAAGAGAGCGGAAATGCTTCAGCCAATCAAGTAGGGTTTTCATCAGCAGATGGTAGTGCTGGAACGATTTATTTCGATGATTTTTATGCATGTGATGATCAAGGCTCCCAGAATAATGCCTTTTTGGGTGATCATCGTGTAGAGGCAATTTATCCTTCAGGTATAGGTAATAGTGCTGACTGGACTCCTGTTGGGGCTGCTAATAATTGGGATTGTGCAGATGAAAATCCTCCTGATGGAGATACTACATATGTCTCAAAAGATGGGTCTGCTTTACCGGCACTAGATACTTATGAAATGACCGATCTTATAACTGTTGTGGGAAATATTGCCGGAGTTCAAACTTTATTACTGGCTAGAAAAGATGATGCAGGAGTTGTTACTTGCGAACCTACATTTAGAATTGGTGGTGTTGATTATCCGCAATCTTCTGTAAATTTGCCAGATACTTATGGATTTTTACCTGAAATTGTAGAGGATTCACCGGCTACACTTTCCTCTTTTACAATTGCAGAGGTAAATGGTCTAGAATTTGGCGTTCAAAGAAGTGCATAAATGTCTGGACGTATTTCGCAAGCTCCTGCCGAAATATTATTAACAGATTCTGAAAGGCTGGCAAGAGCAACCCAAGTAATCTTAGAAGTTCTTGTACAAGAACTTCCGCCAGTACAAGCTAGAATAACACAATCTCCAGTAGAGGTTTTACTTGATGCTGAAACTAGATTATCTAGAGCAACACAATTAGCAATAGAGGTTTTAGTCCAAGAAGTTATACCTCCTCCTGCCGCATGTATAAATGTAGTAATAGAACCTTATGGCATACAGATAGCTTACTTTATCAAACTAAAAAATCAAGAAGGTCAAGTGGTAGCAATATTTGATAATTTTTTAAGTATGCATGTAAAGCATGAGCTTAATGGCGTTGGAACTTACGAATTGATATTTGCTGATGATGGTGACGAAAGATTTGAATTATTTGAGCTTGATGGTCAAATAGAACTATATCGAATGGTCATTGGCAGATCTACTTGGACATTAGAATTTGAGGGATTGCATAGAAAGCCTGTTAGATCAATAGCAGAAAATGGCGAGAAAATATTTTCAAGTATTGGTCTAGACTATAATGATTTATTGTCACGACCGTCTATACTATATAAAGAAGGAACTATTAGAGCAGATAAAAACGCACCTGCTGAAATAGTTATAAAAGAATATGTTGAAGAAAATTGCGGTCCAACTGGACTCCAATGGACAGTTGTAGGTAGATTGTTTAGCGGGAGTTATCCTGGTTTCATTGTAGAGGCTCCAAGCCCACAGGCTAATCTTACTGCTAATTGGGCTGGAAGTAGAGCATTTGAAAACTTATTAGATTCATTGCAAGATATAGCTAACTATGCAGGAATTGATTTCAAGGTTATCGGAAATGGACCTGCTCAATTTATATTTATGACTAGAATTGGTCAACTAGGTTATGATCTTACTACAATAGATTTAGATGCTACGACCGGACTTAATGGAGCGGGTAACAGACCAATAATCTTTGCTGTATCCCATGGAACGGTTCAAAATTTGGAGTATGTCGACGACCATTTAGCAGAAATAACTGTTGTTTCTATTCTTGGTAAGGGTGAGATGAGCACCAGACATACTATTACAGTTTATGAACCTAATAGATTGATAGATTCTCCATGGAATAGGCGAGAAGTTACTAGATCTGCTGGTAACGATCAAGAGTTCGAGTATCAAATGGTTCAATTAGGAAATGAGGTCCTAATAGAGGGATCACCAGATAATAGTTATATATTCAAGCCTATGCAGGTTCCAGTATTATTATACGGTATAGATTATAAGACTGGTGATAAGGTAACTCTTAGGAGTGATCAAGGAGAATTTCACAAAAAGATAGTAAGTGTTGATGTCACTATAGCAGAGACTAAAGAAGAAGTTTCTATTACTTTCGGTGAATTCTAATGAGCGACTTATCAAAAATAATAGACGCATTAGGAAAATTATCTTCTAGACTTAAAAAGCTAGAAGTAAAGACAGTTTCCGGTCTCGACCCATTGAGGTTGTTAGATGGATCTAGTTTGACTATATCTTCTGACCAAATAACCATAACTAGATCTTTCCATATATTGATTGCTGAGACCGGAGCTGTGGATGATCTAAGTACCATTCAGGGGGGTATAGAAGGTCAAGTATTAGCTGTCAAAGTTGATACTGGAATGACTATAACTGTAAAACATGGATTAGGAAATATTGAGCTGAATGGAGCTGCTGACCAAGCTATATCAGGCGAGCAAACATTAGTTTTATTTTATGATGGGGATACATGGACTGATATAGCTTTTGGCGGTGGCGGCGGAGCTTCTGCTCTAGACGACCTAACTGATGTCGTTATTACTGCACCTATAGCTGATGATGAAGTTTTGGCTTATGATTTTGGTAGCGGGGATTGGATTAATCAGACTGCTGTTGAGGCGGGCTTATCAGAACCAGGTCATACGCATTTGGAAGTCGATGTAACTGACTTAGATCATGATGCTGTGAAATTGCAAGGCAGGGATATTTCGGTAGCAGCTCCAAATGATGCAGATGTTTTAACATGGGATGATATAGCTTCGGAGTGGACTCCGGTTGCACCAACTGGCGGAACTGATCCCGACGCTATTCATGTCAATGTGGCTGGAGAGATCGCTGCTATAGCCGAAAAAATCTCTCCTGTAAATGCTGATAAGATAGTCATTGAGGATAGTGAAGATTCGGATAATAAGAAAATGGTGCAGTTGGGCAATATTGCTATTGGATCATCTCCTCAATGGATAACTGCTAGTTTAACTTGGATGGTAGGTGCTTCTACAATAACTTTAGACGCCGCGAGTTGGGCACAATATATCCACATTGGTAAACTTGTTATTCTAAAAGTGCATTTAGTAGCAGACAGTAATGGAAGTGGAGTTTTTGAAGTTTCTGGAATTCCACTATCCATAGTAAATTATGACACCCAGGCTCTAGGTTTTGGCAAATGGGTTAATCAAAACACAAACTTTTATAACATGCAAGTGAAAGGTGTGTCTTCATCTGTTATACGATTTACCAGATATGATACCTATCAAGAATTAAACGATACTGTTACAGGAGCAGAATCTGATAGTATTGATTTTACAATTATTTATGAAACTAATACAGATGGTCCAATTGGTAGCGGCGATAGTACATATACAGATATATATGCTAATCGTCCAGCAGCCAGCAATGATGGTAATTTATTCTTTCCTAGTGATGGCTTTGTTGTTGAAAGAGATACTGGTGCAGCTTGGGTTCCTTGGGGTCCATTATTTCCACTAATAGCCCCGATAATCGGTGACTTTTCTTGGATAAATCAAGGCGGAGCTACTTTAGATACGTCAAAGGGTGGCATGATAATTGAGGCTCCAGCGAGTACAACTAATTTAAGGATCCAAAAGAAACCAGCTCCAGGTACACCTTACACGATTGATATGCTTTTTCAATTAAGGTTAATGGGAACTAATTACCCTCATGCTGGATTTTGCTGGCGGGAAAGTTCTAGTGGAAAACTTGTAAGTATAGATATTGTTATTGACACAAATATTCCAAAATTTCAATCCAATAAATGGAATTCTCCAACCAGTTATAACAGTACATACTCAAATGTAATAGATGCTATGGTTGGACAGATGCTATGGATACGAATAACAGACGATGGGGTTACACGAAAGGGATACACTTCATCTGATGGACAACATTGGATAGAAATATTTAGTCAGGGACATACTGACTTTATGACTCCCGACGAAGTAGGATTTTATATGGACACTAACAATAGTGGTTATGCACAATCTATAACTTTATTACATTGGAAGGAATCTTAATGACAGTTGGTAAATGAACATTATAAAGCTGTTGTTTATAGACATTATTAACCTATTCAAGATTGCAAAGTATGGTATAATTGGAGTAATCAAAAATGTTAAACAATATTCTTGAAATTGCAATTTTCACTAATTTTTTATTAGTCGCTATATCGTTGATATTAGTGACTTATGCCTTTGTTAAGAATGGCATTGATAAAGGTCATATTATCACTATATACTCTTATCTAGTCCATGCTTTTATTTTTTATTTCTGTAGATTATTTTTGTATTCTCAAATCATAAAAAGTCCATATTTTTCTTCTAGCTTATTTACCCTATGGGGTTCGCTATTAAGAGTTCACGTGCATATTTTAGCCTTAATTGGAATAAGTTTATTTTTACGTAGAGTTAGACTAAAGACAAGCATTGGAATTCCAGCGAAAAAGTCTATTTCAACAACAGAGAGATTGTCGATAAAGTTGCGAAATAGGGTGGAGGAAATACTAGATGGAGTTAAACAATGACCTTATACTCCCAATTTCTCTATCAATAATAGCTATAATTCCCGGAATTTGGGGTCTAATTTCGCAAGAAAGAAAGGAGAAGAAGAAATTAAGCGTAGATAGTGCAGATACTCTGTTCAATATTTTGCTAGATAGTATTGAGCCAATTGCAAAGAGATTGAAAGATTGCGAACTAGAGTGCTCGGAATGGCGTCAAAAATATAAAGAATGTTACGAAACTTCACTAAAGGAGAAATAAAATGTTAGAAGAATGGCTTGCCTCAAAAATAGGAATGATTATATTCCTAATAATTATTGCAGTTTTAGATGTTGTTGGCGGTATTCTAGAAGCTTGGAAGACCGGAACCTTCAAATGGGAAGAATTGCCTGGATTTTTACAAACCCTTGTTCTTTACTTTTGGGCATGGATGTCTGCCGAACTTCTTGGATTTCTCCCAAAATATTTTAATATTGATATTTCCGGTCTAGCAGAAATATTATCACAATATTCTGGAACGACTGTTTATGTTCTCGTTATTGGAAAATATGTCTCCAGTATTATTACCCATATCAGCAAGTTTATTGGCGGAGAGTTACTATCTCGACTAGGATTTGGTTCTTCGCAAGGATAGGACTAAAAATGTTAGACGGATTAGGATTTCAGGTATGGCTTATTGATAAACTTCCCGATTTGACTAAAATAGTCAAATTCGTACAATATTACAATGTAAAATGGATAAGCTATAAATTAGCCCAAGATTCAGATCTTCATAATGACGAAAATGGGGCTTTTTTAACTTTTGAAAAACATTTGCAAGTTCTGACCGAGCTTGGTGTTGATATTGGAATGTGGCAATTTTTATCTGGTAGATATCCTACAGAAAGTGCAATAACAGTCTTAAATATTTTTAGTGCGTTCAAAAATAAAGGGCTAAAATTTTTACAGGTTGATGCTGAAGATGGAATTTGGAATGAAGCTGGAGCTGTAAATTCTGCTAAGACATATCTAAATAAACTAACAGAATTACCTGCAAACATTATTATATCGTTAAATAGTTATAGATATATATCTTCATTTCCTAGCTTTCCGTTTGGAACTTTCTTGGCTCACTCGCAAGTAAGCGAAATTCATTCACAATTATACTGGGAATTTTCGCACAATCCCGAATTTCAATTAGAGAAAAGTTTGCAAGAGTATAGAAATTTATCCGCCAAAAAATTTGTGCCAATGTTTCCAGTATATTTTAGGGGAATTCCGGAAACACAAGGATCATGGGGTCCTACAGAAGAAGACATGCTGGAATTTATTCGTGCATGTAACAATAACAATCTAACCTGCTATGGCGGATTTAGATTAGAAAAAGTATTCGAGCACTACGATACATATGGATACAAATGGATGCGTGGATTGACTGGAAAGGAAAATATGAATCTAGTACCAGAACCCTCACCTGTACCACAACCGACTATTCATGCTATAGTTACATCTTATGCTTTGAATGTACGGTCAAGCCCCTGGGGATCGATCGTGACTACTATTCCCAAGAATTTTGTTTTGCCCGTAGAAAAAGAAGTTTTAGACAGTAGCAACCGAAGCTGGTATAAACTTCATGGCGGTAATTTCTATGTAGCTGCATGGTACACAGATATTTATAAAATTGCATAAATAATTCAGGCATAAAATATGCCTTGAACTTGTAGAAAATTTATACCCTCTTATACTTGCTTTTTTGGGGGTTTTACCTTATACTATAGGTACAGCATAAAAATTATGAGCAAAAGGCTTCAAAATGAACTGGGATGATCCAATTTTAGTATTCAAAGCTCTAGTTTTACTCCATAGCTTCCAAACTGTAACTGAACAGGTATCAGGAGAAACTATAGAGAGAAATTATGCTGGATTTAATGCAATAGATTCACCAGTTATGACATCCATTGTAGAATGGATAAACGGGGGAAAGCCTGTAACAGAAAAACAATTCAATTTCGTTGCAAAAACAATAAAGAAATATCAAGGTCAATTCGACGTTATTGATTTAGATAGAATAAATTTACCAGAAACATTTAGGCTGGTAGAGGCGAAACAAAGTTCTAATAATTATCAGGGAAGAGTTTATTTTTCTAACGAGACTCTTTATTTTGAGCCTTATATTTTTCCGACCGCAGTAGTAAAAGAAATAGGATTTAAATGGGAAAAACCTGCATGGAAAAAATATCCGGCTTATCCCGAAGACCTGGAAAAACTTTTCAATTTATTTTCGCACGCACTTATCGATCCCTCTGTAGAAAACTTAACCAAAAAAGATATAGCCAAAGATGGCTTTATATATCCAACAAAAATAATGGCACATCAGATAGAAGCAACTGGTTTCTTAGTTTATAATCCTAAATCTTTGTTGGCATTATCCCCTGGACTTGGCAAATCAGCTTGTGCTTTATTTGCTGCAAAGAGATTAGGCGGGAAAACATTAATTGTATGTCCAGTAAGTTTAATGTATAACTGGAAGCGTGAAATCAAAAAGTGGATTGGTGAGACCGAAAATATAGAAATTTGGCATGGAGTCGTACGATTATCAGTACCGTGGACTATAACAAATTATGAAACTATAGTCGGTCAATGGACTGACTGGGATGAAATAATCGACGAGAATTCTACTGGAAAGCCCAAGAAAAAGCGTATCAATTGGCGTTGTATCGTCGAGCATGACTATGATAATTTAATTGTAGACGAATCTTTAATGATAAAGAATAGGAAAGCTATACGCTCAAACGCTATTTCTACGCTTGCAGGGTCCTTTAAAAGAGTATGGTTACTTAGTGGAGCTCCTACCAGCAGAACTTTAGACGATCTTTTTATGCAATTTAGAACTATCGATCCGAAAAGATTCTCTTCTTATTGGAAATTTGCAAAAGAATATTGCCATGTAATCCAAAATCAATGGGGATGGCAAATACTTTCTAATAAACCTGAAGCATATAACCGTATCAAGAAAGAATATTCTAATATATTCTTTGCCAGAACTATGGAGCAAGTTCTTCCCGACATTCCTGATTGGATTATAGAAGCCATAGAAATACCTATGAATAAAATTCAATTCAAACATTACAGGGAAATTCAAGAAGAACTAAAAACAGAGCTTCCAAATGGCGATATAGTCTTGGCTCAAAATATTTTAGTCAAGATTTTACGCTGGCTTCAAGTGTCCAGCAATCCAGTTTTAATTGGGGGTGAGAATTCAAGCTCAAAATGGGATTCTGCAAAAGAGTTACTTCAATTTGTAGACTTTCCTATCATAATATGGACTTCGTTTTTGAAAACTGCAAGTTTATTCACTAAAGAACTACGCTCGTTGAAATTAAAGGTAGCACCATTAACAGGTGAAACTCCACCGTCAGTTAGAGATAAAATTGTAACTGATTTTCAGAACGGTAATTTAGATGTTATTATTGCTCATCCTGGTGTTGGAAAGTACGGTCATACTTTGACAGCTTGCAGGACAGCTATTTATTTAGAGCGAGATTACAATGGCGACAACTTTTATCAAAGTATGTATCGTATAAAAAGAATAGGGACAAATCATTCTCCGTATGTTGTAAAACTTTTGGCGACCAAGCCAGATGGAGACACAAATACTATAGATTGTTTAATTGACCAAGTTTTACATGCAAAATCATCAGCAGTCAAAAAATTAACAACAGGTATGATAAGAGAATTATTGTATGACTAAATTTAAGCGTATATTCATAACGCAACCAACTAAATATGATTTGAGTGTTCTTAATAATTATGCAGATGAACTTATCTATGTTACTTCTGGTCTTGAACCTCTGGAAAGAATAGAAGAGTCGGTAGAAATAAACATGCAAGAATTCAATCCGGCAATCGATGCTATCGTACCAATAGGCAGGGCGACCGGAGTCTTGATAATGAGTTTTGTAATAGCAAGAAGGCTTAATGGTCAAAAAATAAACGTAGGAGTTCATAAGGGAAAGGGGTCGTATGAGTTCATTAAAGTTTGAGCGAGCATTGTCTCACACAAGTATAAGCTCGTTTAAATGGTGCAAATTTCAATATTATTTGAAATACATCCAAAATTATGCTCCTCTTCCTAGTATAGGTCAAATTAGAGGTAACGTTGGGCACAAAGCATTGGGAGAATGGTATAGAACAAAAGATGGAAGTAGAGCTTATGCAGTAGCTTCTGAAGCTATAAGTCAGTATGAAGAATTAATTCGAGAATCCTTAGAAGAAGAGTGGGAATTATTATCAGTAATTATTCCAAGATATTTTAGTTGGGCGTTAGATAATGACAATTTTAAAGAAGTCCTAGCAATTGAGGAAAAATTTGAATTAGAATTGGGTGGATTTAGATTAATAGGATATATAGATGGTATCGTTCGCGATCAGCAAAATGTTTTGTGGTTATTAGAGCATAAATTTTTGAAGCGTGTAAGTACAGGTCATTTAGATCTTGACCCACAAGTCAGTTTATATATTTATGCTGCAAGGAAAATGGGCTATGATGTCAGGGGGGTTTTATATAATATTATAAGAGTAGCAAAAGGCGGAAAGGCAGAAACAGAACCAGTTGTAAGAGTTCCCCTTTACAGGAATTACGAGGGACTGCAAGTAATCGAAGTTGAATTACAAAGAGTGCTTGAAGAAATTTATGCATTTCATCAAGATCCTGAACCCAAGCTATACAGAAATGAAACTGAGAAATGTGCCTGGGGCTGTGGATTTTTCCATGCTTGCTTATCTCTAAATGACTCGGGAGAGTGCGAGTCTGTTTTGAAACTTCTGCCCAAAAGGATAGAAGAACTTGAAGTATATCCAGATATGAATTCAGGAGTTGAAGACAATGACTGATATAGAAGTAGAGGTTGTTGGAACAGAGGGAGCAGAACTAAAAGCTCCGAAAGCTATTGCCTGGGCTAAAAATGCTCAAGATTTTGGCATTAACATTGAGATCGTTGAGGGAGTATTCAATCCGAACGAGGTAAAATTTTTGGTTTACGGAGAAAGTGGTTGTGGAAAAACCGTTTTAGCATCCACATTTCCTGCTGCTATTTTTATTGATATAGATCACGGTATGGCTTCTATCAGAAACAGGGTAGCTAGAATAGATGTAAATACCGTAGATGCAGTAGAGGGTTGGGATCAAGTTACGCAAACTATAGATTATCTGGCAACCACATCACACCCATTTAAAACCTTAGTTATTGATTCCATTAATGAATTACAAGAACTTGCAAAAAGAGCAATTGTCCTAAAATATCCAAGCATACGAAGGGCATACGAGAATTTGCCAAGTCAATCCGATTATGGTAAACTCTTAGATGATTATGACAAGGCTGTTCGGAAAGCTAAAGCTCTGTCAATGAACGTTGTTTATATCGGAAATGTAGCACCCCAAGAATTTGAGACTGATATGGTTCAACCACAGCTCATAGGAAAGCATAGTGCAAAAACTATGACGAGAATGGTTGACGTTGTCGGATATTTGTATAGAATGGAGACCGGAGACCAAAAGAAAGGAAGGAATATAGTATTTGATGCATCAAACTATGTAACCAAAGATCGCAGCGGAGTTTTGCCTCCTGCTATAGCAGATCCAAGTTATACACAAATGTACGAATATTGGAAACTTAGGCTTCCAGAAAACTTAAAAGGAGAATAAAAAATGAACGACAGCTTTATTATTGATTTCAAAAGAGACTCAAATCTACCAGCATTAGGCACGCATACGTTCAAAATATCCGAGTATAAACCTAATGTCGGTCCTCAAGGACCTTATTGGGGATATCGATGCACGATTACTGATAACTCTCCCGACCGTGGCAAGACCATTTTTTTGACCATTAGCCTCAGTGAGGCTGCTGCTTGGAAGAGGAATGAATTTTTGGACGCTATAGGTGCTCCAAAAGGCGGTCGTGGAGACGGCTCAAAATTTTTGGGGAAGTATTTCCGTGGAACAGTTGCTCATGATAAAGAAAGGAATGCTGCCGTTATCAGTAATATGATGCCTCATGACGGAACTACTTTACATGTTGAAGTAGAGACCCCTACACAAACTCCGTTAGAAATTCCAGAGGACGACATTCCGTTCTAATTATACCGAGGGGAATTTATTTTCCCCTCTTTGCAATTATTTATGATAATTGTTAGTGTTGATTTAGGTATTCATACCGGAATATATTGCTCCGATTGGAATGAGCAAAAAATGTCGTTTGGTACTTCATTACAGGTTACGCTAGAAATTAAAGCGGTTGAAAAATTTTTGGTAAAATTGTCGCCAGAATTAATAATTTTAGAGCGAATGCCCCCTGCGCTATCTGGAGTTTTAGCCAGAACGTATCAAAATATATTGCGTGATTATCAGGTACAGCTAATTTCTCCTTCAGAGTGGAAACCGTATGCTGAAAGATATGGAGATAACTTACGTGGATCTACTAAACATGAACGGGATGCATTGGCTATCTTTCAATATTGGTTTTGGTTAAAGGAAAATAAAAAATGGACTTATCAAGAAAGATAGCTATAGTTGGTGGTGGCATTGCTGCTGCCTATACTTATCGTGCTGTTATTGACACGGGATTTTCTGATATCACAGTTTTTGGTGGAGATTTCAAGAAACCTATTGGTGGGGCATTTTGGCTTAGATGGTTGCCAGAACAACTTTCGAAAAAAGTAAAAAGTTCTACAATTTTTATTCAGACTGTAGGTTCAGCAGAAGTTTACATGAGAAATCAATGGGGCGAAAAATTTCAACATTATCCGTCATCTTTTCCAAAAGGGCTAAGACAAGATATTAAAGATCCGGACTTCAAAACAGAGATTGGATACGATCCTGGACATTGTTGGGATTATTTGTGGGGTCAGGATTTAAATTTCGTACGAAAGTTTTTCACTGAAAATGAGGATTTTATCGATTTGCTAGGAGAATTTGATGTAGTTTTATCAACGATTGCATTACCTATGGATAAGAGGTCATGGTTAGATAAAGTTTATGAAAGAACAATAGTCTCAGCATCAAAACTTAAGAATGCTGCGAATAATGTTGTATATGTAGGATTGGATGATTCAAGTATAATAAGATTTTCGTATGTATGGGGAAAGACTTTTTATGAAATAGGCTATAATAAAGTCGTAAACTTAGACGTTATATATAAAAAGTATAGCGAAGATTCCGTACAATTGCATAAATTTCCGGACATTATGCCGGATGTTCCTGCTGTACCTATGATTTCCGATCTTTCGGATAGACTTTTTCTTATCGGGAGATATGCCCAATGGAACAGAACTCTACTGTCACACGAATGTTACAAGATTACGCAGGAGATATTGGCGAATCTTTAAGACATTTATGGTTAAAGCAAGACGCTTATAATTCTTTAATTAAAGATATACAGTTAGAAAGAGACCCTATAGAGTGGACAAAAACTTATCTATTGGGCATGGTAAGTGAAGTTGACGAAATATTGCGCAATATTCAATGGAAATTACACAAAAAAGATAATCCAAAACTTAGTCTAACAAATATCGGATTTGAATTCGCAGATTTAACCAAGTACATTTTTTCTTTATGGCAAGTCTGGGGATTTTCCCCAGAACAAATGTTAGCATTTATTGATTTGAAGTCTAAAATGTTACATTTGATGTTAGCCCAAGAATCAGTTATATTGAGTAAAAATATTGTTATAAGTGATATTGACGGTGTATTGGCTGACTGGCGTTTAGAAATAAAACGGTGGTTTGAAAATAGTTCTAGTAAAAAATTATTCGATACAAGTAATTCTCTGCTAATCGATGTTGATCTAGCCCTATCCTATCCTGAATACAACGCTATGAAAGAAGAATTTGAAAGTATTGGAGGATATGCTACATTGCCTGCATATATTGACGGAATTAAAACAATAAAGAAATTGAAATTATCAAATTATTCATTTGTTGCTTCAACAGCCAGACCATATAAACAATATGAACGTATATGGTTGGATACTTATTTCTGGCTTGAAGAGAATGAAATATTTCCACATATACTGCAAATGAGCTCTTTCGAAAGAGTCCTATTTGCTAACGAGCTCAGAAGGCTCGGTCATCATGTTATTTTACTTGAGGATAATCCTGAGATAGCCTTGCGAGCAGCTAATACAGGTATTCGTGTTTATGTTAAACGTCAAAAGTATAACGAGTATTTAAATCATGAAAACATAGTTATACTAGATGACCTTTACAATTTAATCCAAAAAGAACAGGAGGAAGGTTATTTGCAAGATTTTGTAGAAAGCTATATAAGTCCATAAAATTATTCAAGGAGACATAAATGTTCAAAAAGCCAAATGATCCACAAGAAGTTAATGAAGTACCAGAAACTGCAAAAACAGAAGGAACAAAACAAGTCCCTGAATGGCACTTGAAAAGATTAGCTCAATTTGATAGAGCTTGTAGTGCCGGAAAAACTATATTTGACCATAAAAATCTTGTCTATAATGATGCTTTTGCAGAGGGCGGTCTCCTCGGAGTTGTAATTGAACTTAGGGGACTAGCCAAACGATTGCATCACATGGTTGTCAAAGATAGTGGTCACGGGTCTAATACTGATCAAGCCCTTATTTTGGAGCTATTAAAAGATTTGCACAATTACTCTGCTATGGGGATGATGACCGTAGCGGATAAAAACTATGATGGGACTTAGTCCTGTAGAAACATCAAAAGACACAATACTGTTTCTACAAAAGTTAGCAGCCTATAACAAATCCAAGGGGTTTGACGAGTCGTCGAATCCCTTGGAAGGGTTCAATTTTGACGAGGTAAAAATGCCGATCTTAGAAGAACTAAAATTTCATTCCGAAAAATTCGGGGATTGGTCTATACAATTTTGCGCTCCCCCTATTGCTAGAGCAAGTTTAGTATCTTTCACTGAAAGTCCTTTGACAGTTATGTGGTTTGCTACGAGAGCATATAAGGGAATTTATTCAACATCTGTAGAGAGAATAGAGGATTATGGCTTTGAGGATTCTTTGGAAGATATAGTCAAGACTAAATTGCAGACACCCTTAGAGATGATTCATACTCTTTGGTTATTACAAGACGTTTCTAGAGCATTTACGCATCAATTAGTTAGGTATCGCATAGGAACTGCATTTGTTCAAGAAAGTATGCGCTTCTTAGGAATGAAAGGAACGTATAAGGTTTTAGTAACTAATGATATACATACAGATTTTGGTAAATTTTCTGCGTATAAAACGGGCATAGCAGCAGCTATTTCTGCATACGTTAATTTATTAGAATCTGATGTTCCCAGTGAAGATGCAAGAGGAACCCTTCCAACAAATATTCTAACAAATATATTTTTTGACTGCTCTCTACGAACTTTGCAGGGAATATTTCCGCAAAGATTGTGTTGTCAAGCTCAACCTGGAGAGTGGCAACTAATCCTAAAAACCATGCGTGATCAGATAAAAATGAAAATGGGCGATAAGATTGAAGGATTATTACGGTCACCATACGAATTAGGTAAGGACTGTGGCTATCGAGCTTCTTTTGATAGACCGTGTGTTTGGACTAAAAGGGAGAAAACTAATGCCGAAGATAAAACTTGATGTATTAATCAGTGATAGTGAGATAGTCATTACTCCACAAGATACTAAGATTACGCAACGAAGACCGAAAACGTCTAGATCAGAACAGGCTATTTTGTCAATTAAAGGAATTAATATGTGGAAGCCTTTCCAGCAGGTGGAAATAGAAGAGAAAGACTGGGACAATTATAATAGGAGAAGCTGATGCTCATATTAGCTTGTGCCAATTGCGGAAGTCTTAACCTTGTTAGTACAGGATTCTCTGCTGAATTTTATTGCAATGATTGCAAAGCTCTGTTACAATTATGGAGCACTAAGCTCGTAACCGTTACAGAGACTATAATTAAATTAAAACAAGATAAATTGAATTTGGTAGATAAAAGTTTGCCTGCATAAGCGGGTAATAAACTACCTTTAACTGTATTTTAGAAGCGTACAGAGGTTTGTGTGCTTCTATAAGTAGTGCTAAAATGGGGGTGTGGTAAAATTAGTACACAAATACTTAAAATGAATACAGTTAGGGGCTATTTTGTTCTTATACTGAGGGAAAATCATGCGGATAGATGAATTTACCGGAGATTGGGATCAAGCCGTAAAATATTTTCTTACAGAAGAACAAGTTTACCGTTGCAGGGGTAAACGTATAGCTATAGATACAGAGACTACGGGATTATTCTGGTATTGTAATGAACTTATAGGGATATCTTTAAGCTGTCCTGACGCTAATGTTCATGGATTTGTGCTTGTAACTAACGACAATTCTGTGTATGTAAAAAGGGAAATGTTAAAAATTCTAGACTCGCCTGAGACCACCTTAATCTTCCATAATGCTAAATTTGATTTACATTTTTTAGGCTGGAATCCCCGAAATTTACGGAGTAAAATTTTTGACACTTCTGTAATGATTCATCTGTACGACTCAAGATTGAAAAAATCCTTAGAAAAAGTAGAAGAAGTAGTTTTAGGCGAAGCGTCTAAGCGAAAAATAATAGCGTCATTACCAGCTAGAACTCCTGTATGGAGATATCCAATCCAAACATTAGTAGCAAGAGCAATTAATGATGCTATAGTTACTTATCAATTGGCTGAGACCCTGATACCAAGATTGCGAGAATTAGCATTACTTCCTATACTTCAAAAAGAAATGGAGTATATGAAAGTAATTTGGAATGCTGAAAGACGCGGAATTCTAATAGACGACGATTTTTGCGAGCGAGCTATAGGAAAACTAAGCATAACCCTTGAAAAATTAGAGCAAGAACTATTTGACGCTACGGGTAAAATATTTAATTGGAGATCGCCCCAACAATTGAGCATAGCAATTTACGACGGTCTAGGTATTCCCAAACCCAAAAATCCATTTGCTGATGCAGATGGCGTTGACCGTAGTAGATTTGCTGACAAAGGTCTTTATAAATCAACTTGTACTTCAACATTCTTGCTGACCGAAAAAGCAAAACACCCATTAGGACCTTTAATCTCTGCAGTCCGTGAAGCTGCAAGAATGATAAAGACTGCTCAAAAATATCAAGAACTAGCAGATGAAAATAGAGTAGTTCATCAGAATTATAATCAAACAGGTACTAGAACAGGTAGACTATCTTGTTCAAAACCTAATATGCAGAATGTTCCCTCACAAGTAAGGGGAAGATTTACTCAGAGTGTTTATTCTGGTGAGTTTATTCGGGAAGAAGAGTATAACTTAAGAAATTGTTTTGTAGCTCGTCCAGGATGTGAATTACTGTCTGTAGACTGGAAACAGATGGAAATGCGTATGTTTGGGATATTAGCTCAAGATACGTTTATGCTTAAAGTTCTTACAGAGGGATTAGATGTCCATGCAGAAATAGCTCAAAGAGTTTGGGGAACTTCGGATAAGGTTCATCGAGAATGGAGTAAAACAATTGGATTTGGGCTTATTTATGGCATGACAATTGGTAGTCTTATGCATAAACTTAGTATGACTTCTGTTGAAGCAGCCAGGATCAGAGACCAATATCTTTCAGAGTTTCCTAGAATAATGCCGTGGATGAATGAGGTAATCGAAGAGTGCGGTCAAAATGGATTTATCCGATACTGGAATAACAGAATATGGCGTGAGAGTTACTATAAAGATTATTTTAAGGGGGCTAACGCAAAAATTCAGGGAGGTTGTGCGGAAATTTTGTCAATAGCTGTTATTAGAGTTGGCGACTTCTTTCAAAGTTATCCTGAGTACGACAGCCACATTGTAAATTTTGTTCATGACGAATTGAAGTCCGAAGTTCCTAAGGAGTATGTGGAAAAAATTGCTAAAGAGAAAATGCGAATAATGGAAGTCCCGGATTTATTGGATCTACCTTTTTATAATTCTGCGAAATCCGGGGATAGTTACGGAGCTCAAGAAAAATTATTCAAAACAGCAGTTCAAGAACATGAGAAAATGTTTATCGACTTATTTGCTAAAGATATAGAAGATAACACAGAAGAGTCCGAAGATATGGATCTTGAATTAATCGAAGAATAATTTTATGGATACTAATATAACAGCGAAGTTATTACTCGATATATTTGGCGGTCATGACTACCATGCGAAATTGGTAGAAAATATGTCCGGAGCACACTATTTTCCAGTAGAAGAGCCTTTAGGGATAGAAAAGGTACGAGAACATTTAGACGGCGTTGAAACATTAGGAGCTTATCATTTAATACCTGATACGAATACTGTAAGATGGCTAGGATGGGACGTAGACAGTAATGATTTAGATCAAGCTAAACAATTAGCTTTAAAGATTTTAAAATATCTTACCAATATACCCCATGCTGTCGAGTTCTCAGGTAGAAAAGGCTATCATATATTAATATTTTTAGAAGAAGAAATTACTGCCAAGGATGCCCAGAAAGTTGTAGAAGAAATTCGTAAGAAAGAAGATCTAAACGCTACAGGTGAGACTCATGTTGAGTGTTATCCTAAGCAAGCACGTTTATCTAAAGATAAACCTAAAGGTAATCTCTTAAAATTGCCTTTGGGCGTACATTACAAATCAAAAAATAGAAGTAGATTTATAGACGTTAATAATGGGTGGGAAGGTGGACCAGATTTAAATCCATACGAGATTCTTAAGTACAGAGCATCGGTTGAAGATGTTATGGGTTTGATTAACCAATCTCCAGACCCATTTTATTCTATTGTAGAATTAATAGCACCATATTGGACTGAAGGTAGTAGGCATGATTTAGCTTTATATTTATCTGGATTTTTAGCTACTGACGGCTGGAGTTTAGATAATGCTAAAAAGCTAATGAAAGCAATCTGTGATAAAACTAATGATGCTGAAATTTTTAATCGCGATCAAACCGTATCTACAACTTTCAAAAGATTTCATGAAAACAAAACTGTACGAGGAAGACAAGGATTAGCTGAATATCTTCCCGTACCTGTAATGCAAAGACTCTCGGAGTTTTCTTCTTTTATGAAATCTCCGAACTCTTTACTGCAAGTAGACGAAATACGTTATTCTAAAGGAAGAACTAAGTTAGAAGCTGCCAGAATGGCAGCTCATTATATATGGCAAGTCTTTAACGATTCCGGTAGTTTATTATTTCAAACCAATGATAGCAGAGCATTTTGGTACGATGATGAGACACATGAAACTTATCAAGAAGGTACAGAATGGTGGACTGCAATACTCAATGGAAAATTCGGATTAAATCCAGTCGAGTCGTTTAGTAGAATGGTAATGCAAGAAATAAGATTGCGAATATTACGAGACTCTCCTACAATTCCTATCCAAAAAAGATCATACTGGGATGCCGACACCAAGAATTTATTTGTAAACCTCGGTGGTCCTGAAGTATATATTGTGAAATCAGAAAATAATATCGAAAAAGCATACAACGGACAATGCGGTCATTTCTTTGCTACTGATGTCATGCATGATTATACTGTGCCAGATTTTAGCGCAGACCCAAAAGATTCTTGGGATCATTTAATAAATGACCTGTCATTCGTAAAATCTGCCGATGCCCCTGCAACACCAGCAGAGCAACAAGAACTTTTAAAAGCATGGATTTTATCGTTCTTTTTCAAAGAAATAATGCCAACACGACCTATCTTGTCACTTATTGGAGCTCCTGGTTCTGGCAAAACAACCGCCATACGTAGAATTGTTAGGATTTTAGAAAATCCTCACGCAGATGTTCTAGGTATTCCAACCGACAAACAAGACGCTTTGCGATCAAGCATTGAGAGACATTCGCTATTAGTAATTGATAACTTAGAGAAATCAGGTGCATGGTGGATGGTAGATATCTTAAATAAACTTGCTACAGGACACCATATAGAAATACGACAATTATATAAGACTAATGCTATCCATCTTATAATTCCGAAGTGTTATGTCGCATTAACAGCAGTAAACATTCCATTTAGTGACGAAACATTATTTACTAGATTGTTAGTTCTTGAAATGCAAAAGCTAGATAATCCTATACCTGAACATTCAATGCAAAAAACTATCACAAAAAATTTGCCCGCAATCTGGGCAGATTTGCTTAGGAAATTAAGCATCATAGTAGGAGAAATTGCGCAAGAAAAATTAGTTAAAGCTCCTACAAAAAGTAGGCTAGTAGACTTTACAGTTTTTTGCGAGCGAATAAAAGAATGTTCAATTATTAACGGTCAAATCCTGTCTAGAGGTCTTCTTTCAATGACCGATAGTCAAATGAAGCAACTACAAGAAAGCTCCCAAGCGGTCAACCTATTACGTGAATGGATATCCCTGCGACCGCAAGAAGCAAATGAGTGGATGACATTTGCACAATTGTTCAATACATTGGTGGCTATGGCTGGAGCTCGTAGAGTGCAATTTAATTGGAAAACAGCCCAGGCTCTTTTTAGGCATTTTTCCACCATAAGTGAAATTTTACAACGAGAATATCAAGCAGAATTCAAAGGCATGACTAATGGCTCCGATCCAGCAACTACCTATGAAAATGTAAGAGTTAAATTCAATACAACTTTCTTGTAAGGGAGATAAAATGCCTGAGAAAGTAAATGTTAATCTTACCGATGTGCTAAAAGAAGCCCGAATGGAAATAACCGTAACTTTAAAGAATACCTGGAGATTTTATCTTGCCTTGAAGTTATTGCGAATGTCTTGCTATTTAGCGCAAAAGATTGGATCTTTCAAGATTATATCTGTAAAAGTAAAATAGAACTTATTAAATTTATGTGCGAAATTTTATTTTTATTTAGACAATTTTGCTGTTATAATGCTGGTGCAAAAATTAGTGCTTTAGAAATTATTCTATGAAACTTTATTCAGATAGCGGCTTGGAATATTTCGTGCATACATTAGAAGCAAATGATCTATATAAGCATACGCATATTTATATACCCGAGAATTATATAGATATGACAGGGCTTAACCGTGACATAGCCAGAATGGTACGAGATAAACTTGTCATGATAGTTGTTATATGTGCTATCCAAACTGAAATGCATATTTCAGTAAGAGCTTTCCAGAATATTTCATGTGATGGAGAATTGCGGGAAGTAAATTGCGATGAAAGCTCAACTCTATTCCAATATAAATTGACCAAGAAATTACTGGGAAATGATATTTTAAACTTCATTAATCTAAATGATATCTTGGTCAAATTAAGCTCATTGAAACAACAAATGGTCGGCTTTAACAACATAAACCAAAATTGAAAGATTTAGCTAATGGATGCATTTTTATATCAACTAGAAGCTAGAAAATACAAAATATATCCTAATGAGTCTAAAATTATTTATCCGGTTTTGGGACTTGTAGGGGAAGCCGGCGAGACCGCAAATCTAATTAAGAAGGTCATTCGCGATAGCTCAGGAAATTTCAATAATCCAGAATTTATCAGTAAGTTAAAAGATGAGTTGGGAGATGTTTTATGGTATCTAGCAGCAATCTGCGAAGACTTAAATCTAAATCTATCAGATATAGCAGCAAGAAACTTGAATAAATTAGAAGATAGGTACGTAAGAAAAACTCTTGGAGGTAGCGGAGATGACAGATGAAAACACCCCTAGAAAATAATGAGGACGAAGTTTCAGATATTGTATTGCAAATAGGAGAATATATGCTACAAGTTAATTCTATAAAAGCAGACAGGAATAAAATTCAACGGTCACCCCCCGGAAACATGAATAAGTCGGATTCACAATACCCTCAACTTGATTTTTATGATGATGGTTGGGGAATTCAAATTTGTCCTAATTAGGAGAAATAAAATGTCAGATAAGCCACCTACAATAGTAGATTTATTTACACCTTCCGAAGATCGCAGGATTCCATATGCTATAGTTATGGATAAAATAATCAGGTCATGGATATGTTTTGTAGCTTTTTTGGGATTAACAATCCATACCATAATTACAGATTCCTTTAGCGTTCAAAAATGGATTGCAATTATGATTTTATTTATCCTAACAGTAGGTATAGCTCCCAATTTACCTAGATCAAAATAAACCTTTAAGTCCTTTCAGGAGGGACAATAATGAACGGAAAATTATTCTTAGCATTTCTAGCTTCAGCATTATTACTTGCTGCACTTTTCGGTCTTGACCCTACATATAATTCTATGTTTACGGGCACGCAAATTCCGACAACAAAAACTCCACAAACTACAGAGACAATTGTTCCGGCAAATACTTCTACACAAATTCCTACGAGTACTACTACACAAATTCCTACTAGCACTCCTACAAAAATTTCTACGAGTACTCCGACAAATATTCCGGAAAATACTTCTACACAAGTTCCCATGAATACTCCGACGGAAATTTTTACAGCAAGTCCAACTGTAACCGAATTAGTTCAGCCGACTTTTACTTATACTCCTATTCCGACCGAACCAGTCGAGATAACAGAAACTGTGGTTTATTCCGGAACAATAACTCCGCAATTCAACAATCCTATAAAAGATACAGAGCTACCGAATACTGGCTTATTCGACGGTCAGACCCTGAACTTAAACCAGATGGTTGGATTAAGTTTAATCTTAGTTATTATAATAATGGCTGTAAAATTCGTACGATTTGTATCTAGAAGGAGTATAGAATGATATGTTTTAGCATTTCTAATATTCTAATCTATGCATTTTTAGCCTTGCTATTAGGTCTATTTATAGGCTTATGGATTGGATCAGGAACTAGATATCTTGCTGACAGCATTAATTCCGAAGATAGTGATCTTTGAACAATTTAGGCAAATATTACAAGGTATAATAACACCTAAACCATAAAATAGAAGCGTACAGAGGTTTCTGTGCATCCAAGAAAGGTGTTATTATACCTTTGTGGTAAAATTAGTTGCATGTAACTTTACAAGGAGAGAAAAATGTCAAAAATCAAACCTTTTTCCAAAAATAAAAAGAAATATGTACACATTTCTGGAGATGGTAATACTTACGTCATTCGCGAAGATAAATCTAGTCTAGATCACATTGGAAAACCTGCTCCGATAAGCTCAGATCATGACATAGCGTCATTCGCTGAACTATTGCGAAGTTTAGGATATTCTGTTGACATTAGATAAATCTAACGACTTTTGGCTTTTCGAGTATTTTCCGGCAGAGAAACCAAGAATAGTTAGAATAAATTGGGCAAAAGAATTCTTATCCGCAATAGTATGGTTAATAAGATTTATAGGGCTAATTTTCTTTCTGACTCTTATGATCATAATAATTAGCATACTGATATTATTAGATTGGATATTCGATGATAATTACAGCTATAGACTTCGAGACTACTTCGTTAGATACAACTAATTGCTCTATAATTGAAACAGGCATAGTGTCGTATGATGTTGCCGAAGGACAAATACTGACCGTCAGAAGCTTTCTAACAAAACCTAATATTGGTTTTAGATTAGCCAAAGAAATAACGTATGCGACTGGAATATCCGATACGATGCTTCATAAATACGGTATAGAATTTTCAAAAATATCCGCGAATATTATTGGGCTTTTAAAGAACAGCGATTTTTTGGTCGGTCATAATGCTCTACAATTTGACGCTGTAGTTCTAGCTAACGAATTTAAAAGACAGGGTTTGGAAATGAATACCCCTTGGATAGATACAATGATAGATCTTCCGGTCAACACCAAGGGATCTAGGGCTCTTACGTATATGTGCGCCGACCATGGATTTCTAAACCCATTTCCCCACCGAGCAGTCTTTGACGCTATGTCCTGTCTACAACTATTATTGAAGTATCCGTTGGACATGGTCATTCGCATAGCATCGACAGAAATGGTTTGGCTGAAAGCAAATGTGTCTATTGACACAAAGGATCTTGCAAAAAATCTGGGATATCGATGGGACGATGTCAACAGATATTGGGTCAAACAATTGCGAAGATTTTGGCTACAAGATGAATTAGACGACGTACAAGACTCAGGATTTGAAGTTATCATTCTAAATGGATATTCGTACAAACAAAATCTAGTATAAGATGTTAAAATATCGACCGTCATACAAACCTGTAAGAAGAATATCAGATGGAAGAATTTTCTTTTGTGCTTTAAGCGCAGCTAAATTTTATCGTAAAGAAATAGCACATCAAATTGAAAATTGCTGTTCTGGATTTTTGGCAGTTGTGGAAGGAGAAAACTGGGAATGGTACGATGGAGAGATTGCTATTCCTGATCTCGGAGACATAGAAGAGTTAAGGTTTAGAATTGCAAGAAAAAAATCAAAATTAGAACGTGAGCATAGAGCGATTATAACTTCTCGAAGTAACCGCTCAAAAATCTATGTTCTTAATATGCGGCAGACAGTATTTGAAATTTCTAATTTTTTACGTAAGTTTTGCGAAATATTTGATCCTGTAAAATGGTACAGATACAATGATCTATTTAATCAATATAAATTATGGTGCAAACGTTATTCATACGAGCAAAGATTCACAATAGCAAGGTCATTCGGAAGGCATCTATCCTCATGGGAAGATTTATACAATCAATCTTGTGGGGTAAAGATAAGAAAGACCAAAGGGAAATATTTCAATTACAAAGAAGTAACTTTTGTAGAGGCTAATATAAACCATGGATTTAATCCATTCTTGCCACTAAATGAAATCTTGCACGAAAATTCGTCAAATATAGTCATACATAGAATTCCGGTACGAAATTCTCAAATACCCGTGTTCTGTCTTTCAGATCAGCATACCTATCCATCAATATTAGAGACTAGTAATCATACGGGATGTAATCCATTAGAAATAAGGTTTGCCCTTCATGGAGATATGGATCAAGTATTGGGATTTGGTCAACCATTCAAGTTCATCTTCGGAAAATTCGAAAATGTTCCTGAGGATTGGTTTTTGAATATTATCGAAGTTGAAAACCATAAACATGAGTCTATAAATATGCCGATAAGCATTATTGAGCTTATAAGCGGAGTTCCGTATTTATCAATAAGAGAAGCCAGCAGGCAAACAGGTATATCTGCGTATAAAATAAATAAATCATTACGAGATCCCAAAGAGAAAGCAGCAAGAGTCATTCGTTTTCTTGGTCAAGAACCAATAAGATATAAATTTGTAAAGCAATGAAAACAACTGTCGTGTTTTACATTTGGGGTCAACGTTCTGAGACCGTATTTGACGAAACATCAGAATTAGATCCGCTAACTTGGATACAGACCTGTTATGCTAAAGGATTTATTTTACCAGACGAAGTTTACTTAGAAAATAATGTTCTTTTATATTCAAAGGAACAGCTAATGGAAATTTTACTAGAAGGATAATATGAAAGAAGAATTTATTGAAAAAAGTTTCAATTCCCGTAGCAGATATCAGATAAAAATAGCTGAGACTATTCTATCAGATTATGTAGCCCAAGGATTTAGACTATCGTTACGTCAATTATACTACCAATTCGTAGCTAGAGGTCATATTCCTAATACACAAAAAGATTACAAAAATTTAGGAAATTTAATTTCTAATGCTAGGCAAGCAGGACTTATAGATTGGGAAGTTATTGAAGACCGAAATCGTGAGACAGTTTCAACTCCACATTGGAACTCTCCGGCAGAAATAGTCATGACTGCCGCCAATGTTTTCAGGATTGATAAATGGAAAAATCAACCTTACCATATAGAAATTATGGTCGAAAAAGACGCACTTAGCGGAGTTTTGATTCCTGTAGTAAATGAGTTGGATATTTCTATAACGGCAAACAAGGGATATTCTTCTACATCCATTATGTATGATATAGGCAAAAGACTAGCAAGATTAAGTTCTACTGGAAAGTACATACGGATTTTATATCTTGGTGACCATGACCCTTCAGGTATAGATATGACCAGGGATATCGAAGATCGACTTAGATTATTTTCTCGTTTATGGGACGCTACCAGACTTCAGGTTACAAGGTTAGCATTAAATTGGGATCAAGTGGAGCGATGGAATCCACCAGAAAATCCCGCTAAACAAACTGATACTAGATATCAAAATTATGTTGAAGAGTTTGGAGATTCTTCTTGGGAATTAGACGCTATAGAACCGATTGAATTAGCAAATCTAATACGCAACGAAGTTCTAAATTTACGAGCTGACGATCTATGGGAGAAAAATGTAGAATTAGAAAATTCTATGCGGGAAGAGTTACGGTCATTCGCAGATAATTATGGAGTCAACAATGACTGATAAGATTGAGCAAGGTCTTGAGAAATATAAAGCAATTCAAAAAAGTCTAAAAAGTCAGGGTGCAGTAGAAATTGGCACAAAATCAGAGCCTGCGGTATTAGCTTTCAGGGTAATACCTGATATAAAGAAAAATTCTGTCGTTTTGGAATTCAATCAAGTTATTAAATTTGTTGGATTTACGGTCGCTCAAGCTAGGGTGCTGGCACAGGCTTTACGTCAAGCCTCAAATGTGCTCGAGAAAAATATACAAAATGCTACTACTGAAGCCACAAGTGGAAATATTAAGCCTTCCGACAAGAGTACAGAAAAGACTTCAGGTCATTCGCGAAAGTCGCGAAAAAGACACGCAAGAAATACTTGAAATCTTGTATTCTAGGAAGTTAATATCAGCAAATTATTCGGAAACCTGCCTAAATGTAGATCGATGGTATTTATGTCGTCATTCGCAAAGAAAACATAAGACTTATTCTTTGGGGGAAATTGTTCACGATCCGCATTCAAATATTTTGCTGCGAATAATCATTCAGGCTCTTATAGATTATTCCAATAATCGTCCATGTGATCTTGGAAAATGGCGTGGAGATGATCCTCCAGGTGGGTTTAGAACAAAATGTATTTACTCTGAGCATATATGCAGAGAACACGCTACAAATTATCTTGAGGATATATCCTCTGAAGTTGAGCAATTTATAGGTCTAACCCCAGGTACTATTCAAAATTATATGCAAAAATTGTACTGAGCTCTACAAACCTCTATAAGTATCTTAAAATAGTAACAGGTATAAAGGTATGCGTTACAATAAATAGAGGTTTATAGAGCTTTTTGGAGATATTTAGAGATATTTTTTAGCCTGGTATTGCGCCATAAAACAAAAAAAGATTACCTTTCGGTAATCTTTTAATAAATTTTGTCCCGAAGGATTAGCAAATTTCGGTACGCAATTTCCACCCTTTTTTGATCCATTAATGATATCGAGATTAGAAAATCCTTTCTAAGCCTGTCTAATTCTAATTGTAATTTTTCATCCTGTACTTTTCCTATTAGCTCAAAAAATCTTACTTGTAAGTCTTTTTTGAATTTATAGTCGTTATACCTGGGACTTTCTGCTGCTTTCGCTGCAACCAGAATTAACTTATCTAAATGTATTTTTACTTTTGCTGAGACTAAATACCTTTGCGTGTAAACCTCTGTAGGCTTCTGTAATTTAGGCAAGGTTACTAATGTAGCCGTAGGTAAGTTTAGAGGTTTATAGAGATTATTAGCAAGGTTTTTTGTCTCTGTGGTAATACTGGTTGTGGGGGCTGTAAGCAAAGATGTAAGCTGACATAAAAGTAAAAATCCCAGGATAATTATTATACCCGGAATTTTTCTCAATGCTTTTCCTCCAAAGTTTTGAAAGTTTTCTCTTTTTCATAGAGTTCTTTTTGGGTTTCGGCAGAAATCTTAGCGATATAAGCAGCCAAATCATCCCTTACTTCGTCAATACAAGCTAAAAATGTTGATATTGAAACTTCCTTTCCTTTCCTTTGAATTTTATTATATTCAAGACTTATCGAGCTGAGCAAATATCTTTTCATGGCGTCATAGTATTTAGGATAAAGTGCCTCGAACTCTTCAACGGTCAGCTCTTCCATGTTTGAAATAACTTCTTCTTTCCTTGGCATATTATTCTCCTTTTAAAGGTTTAAATAACTCATTGACCAGTATTTCTTGTAACTTTTCGTAAATTCTATTGATTATGATAAATGCTATTCGATGTTTACAAAATTCTCCCCTATCTATCGAATCAGGACAATGACAGCCATACTTTGTAGTCCCGTACGCATAAAACTTTTCTGCACTTTTACCACTCTGAATTATCTGCAAAGCCTTTCTTACACGAGCATTACTCAACTGACCTCGCTTTGCAGCTCCAAAAGCCTTATTCCATTCTCTGAATAGCAAGGACTTAAAAAGTTTAGCGTCATCCATTTTGGACTCCTGTGCTTACATATTTAGTTTACCACACCTGATCTCTTTAGGCAAGGCTAGAGGGTATAAAAAATTCTGGGTGAGATAGTATTCGATACCATCTCACCCACATTACTAGCGACTGAGGTTAAGCTCGGCTTAACACGAGAAGATTAGATCTAACCAACTCTCCCAGACGCAGTTGCGAGAGTTAGGGTTGCAGGACTGGTACTCACCACCGCTAACATCATCATGTTATTAGCTCTCGCAGTAAATTAGAAGGTTCTACGCTGCTTCTTAAGCACTATGCACCAACAACAGTCCTGACGGGACCCTGGATTTCGACACTCTGTATCTATGCCTATTGGTTCTAACCGTTAGTATATAGCCGAGTCAATAGAAATCCTGCATTTTCATCATTTCATGCGGAACTACACTACTTTGAATGCCTTGCTTTCCGTCTAAATCGTTTAGGTGCATAACGGTCTAACGTCCCGTTGCTAACCCGCTGGCGTAGGATTAGTTCCTTTACCGAGTGCCAGACTCTTGACCAAAGACAGGCGACGGTCTGTCCTCAATCCAGACTTTTAAATAGACTGCAAATTAATTAATAACGTTTTCTTCTGGTTACGCCTGTACCTCTGCCCAGCACCAGAAAAGCTCTAGGAGGTTTGCTTATTATGTCAATTTGCAGTCCACTATTATAGTGGGAGCTACTTAGATTCACCGCGAAGGAAAAAGGCAAAGAAATGGTTACTTTCTTTTCGCTCTCCACTTGCCTGAAACTAAATTGGTACTTTCCAGCTTATTACACACGGTCTGGGTTCTCAACTTAGTTTCAGGCAAGTGGGGCAGTCATTGATTTGCTAGACCTCTGACTGCCTCGTGTGTGCCCCGAACACGGGTGTTCGAAGTTAATCGCTGGGAGCTTCCCAAACATTTGTCCGTGAAACTCCAGGTTGATTGCCGATCGGCGTGGCTTTTACGCTGATAACTTTCTTTTCTTTCTTTGCACTTTTGACCGCTCCACCTTCACCCTCAGCTTTCTCTTTCTTAGCCCGAGGTTTGCGGGGAGTTTTGCCGAACTCTTCGCTCTGCAAAAGGTCAATGCCGGTCGTCATAACTTCACCGTGGAGATAACGTGTCCTGCCAACAAAAACGATCTGAAAAATGGGATGCAGCGGAGAATTCATCCCACGATCGCCTCCGGTAGCACGAACCATCTTGGAAACCGGAATGCTGAGTTCCTGGCAACGTTTGGAAAGATCTGCTAACTTCACATATCCAGCAGGGACTTCTGCGACCGTGAGCTCTACTCTGCGTGCCGCAACCTGCTCTTCAGTCCAGGATTCGTCCCGGAACTGTCGGCGAGGCTTTTTGCCTTCTACAACTTTTGTTTCTGACATAGAATTTTTCTCCTTTTTGAATATTTGGATAGCTGAACCGCAATCCATTCTGCACTAATAATACCACAAATCACTTCATATTGCAAGGGTAAAACTGAAATTTAGGCTTATTCATTCTCTGCTTTATGGGCTATATAGACTGCAATAACGGCTACAACTAGACCCAATAAGATGAATAGACAATTTCCAAGCCATTGGGTTTGCGGTATCGTCATTGCCCTAGAAATTTGAATTAATTCTATCATTTCCAATCCTTATTGAAAGAACTATATGGACTAAAGCTAGAAGTATCAAAATTGAACACCCGCAAAATTTCAACATTTAATTTCCCAATATTTTTTGAATGTACTTGAGTATAGTCCAAAATATATTCGCAGCAAGAATAGCAATGACTATCTTGGCAATAAGCTCAAAAAATTTGGCTAATATGAACATGAGCTCAGTTAGCCAATCTTCTCTGTCATCCATTTTAAGTATTGTCCAATGTATCAACTATAAATTCTCGCAACAAATCTATCAGCTTTTCTTCAAGAGACTTCTCCATGGATCTATCTTGGCTGCACTCATGAAATGAGGGATTCGTAGAGTTGTTTATTATTTCTCCTAATCTTTCCAGAGAAGAAAATGATTGCCATATTTCTTTCGAACATTTAGGACAAAAAAATCGTATTTCGAACTCCCCACCCCCAGAATATCTAAATAGAAATTTTGTCGTCTCGTCGTCATATACAAAATAAACAATTCCATCTGCTGCTTTATAGAAAGATATTTCCTTATCTTCTTTATATCCAAATCTGCGCTCTAAAAGTTGTATGGCATTAATCTTTTTACTTTCATATTGAGCTTTTAAATAATCTTGCTGTTCGAGAAATGCAGTTTCATGAGCAAGTATAGCTCTTTTTATTAAAGTTGAGGCTTCTTCCATAGCATTACTCCAAAATTATTCTAGGAATATCGTCCTCGACCAAATACCCTAGAATAATTGATGAACTAAAGAATAAATCATTTGTTTTAGTATTTCTTATTAAAATAAGGTCAGTCCAATCCGCATAATCTTTATCCAGCAGATTTGCTTTCACCTTACCAATCACTTGATGCTCGTCAGCTAATTGATTATACGTTCTAATAGGAAATTGTCTGAGTAACTTTACCGTAAACGGTTTGGTCACTTCTCCTATAACTAAACTGGCAGTTATTACCTTGAACTCGTATCTAGTTTCGGACATTTTATTCCGCCTTGAAAACCCTCTCGCCAGTAGCTTCATAATAGGTCTCAGCGAGAGCCTTGACCAATTCAGGGACTTGCTGGATCGAAACTACAATATTGTTGCGACCGTAAGCCAGGTCACCAGAGTTGTTATTGAAGTAAGGCTCATTGATCTGGAGCTGAAACACGTCTGGTTTGTATTTATTGAACCTGGTCTCAACCCAGAAAGTCTTGGTGCTGGGATCGTTAGGGTTCTCTGAAATTTGTTTTCTCTGCGTTATTTTTGGTGTTGACATTTTGTCTCTCCTTGTATAGATATAAGCGTGAAGCAATCAAGCTATATTTATAATAGCACAAAATACGTCTAATTGCAATAGGCAAAAACTACTTTTGTTCTGTTAGAATATATCTTGTTACAACCTCTCTAACGGCAAGCAGATTTTTATCAACGGATATTTTTGTCAACTCAAATTCTTCTACACCGATAACTTTAGGCAACAATCTTTCCAATTGCTTTGAGGCTTTTATCTTTGCAGATTTCTCATCATTAGCACTCAAAAACCTGGTAAAATTATCGTCATTGCCTTTTTCTAGGAAGAAGTAAGTTTTCACAAGCTATCTCCAAGTATTCGAAATAGCTTTTAATAATCCATAATATTTCTGCCAAAAACCAGCTTTTGGAGGAATACAAGACTTTTCAGTACTAGATATTACGGTCACCAACTCAGAGCAAGGAGGGCAAGGCTCTTGAAAGCATGGGAATTTTGATTGGCATTCTTGTGTTAGCTTTGGTGTGACTGTTGTGATAGCATCGCAAGGAGGGCAGGGGGGATTAAGGCATTGAATCCTTGACTGGCATTCTGGAGTTGGTTTTACTATTCCAGCAAAAGCTGAAACATTTTGTGGAATATACAGAACAGAGTAGATCATTAGAGCAATCATGATAATAAGTAAGATTATCAAAGCTCCTGTAACAATCTGCCCAATAATCTGGTTCCTTCGATATTTCGTTCTAGCATTTCTTATTTCTGTGTCGTTCATTTTATTCTCCTTTTTTCTACAAAATTCTTAAGTATTTCGTTGAAAATATACCCCGTCACATATAGCTCCACCCAGACGGTGGAGACGAGGTTTTCCAGTTTTTGTTGGTTTATATCTTCCCTTGCATACGGGACAAGTTATGTACCCTTTGGGCATACTGAGCCACTTTTCGTCAACAGAGAGAATGCCATGTAATTTCCATTCGTGTTTGCAGTTACGGCATATACCTTTGACATACGCTTTTGATGGCGGTAGTTCATGTCTAGAATTATCTGGCTCCCACACGATAATAACTTCGTATACCTCGTGCAGAACAACAACTCTATGACGACATTTTGGACAGCTATGCCATAAACTCATACGCTTATCTCTATCTGTTTATTGTTACCACCAGTCTGGCATATCTCCTAACCAAGATTCTTGTTTTATGATTATTTTCTCCTCCAGGCAATGAATGCAAAAATAAATATCAATCCTTTTCCAGTCCTTTGAAGGAAATAATCCTATAGAACCTCTTTCAGCCTTTTGCTTTTTGGATTCTTTTAGCTGATATTGATGGATACAATTTTCCATTATTCTCCTTTTTGCTACAAACCTCTATAAGTGTCCCAAATTTTATAAAGGTATAAACACACCTAACCATTGTTTACGAGGCGTACAGAGATTTTTGCACGCATTAAAAGCTTCTAAAATAGGTATTTTGCTACCCCTAACTAAATATTGATGTAAGGATAACAATACTTGACAGGACTAACAAGATTATACCGAATAAAACAAATAAATCTTGTTTGATTTTTCGATCTAATCTTATCATTGCCCTGTTCAAACGACTAAAGTTTAACTCTACATCCAATATATCTTTTGATAGCTGATTAAGCTCGAAGGTTAGCCAATTTATTCTTCTGCGTAATTTTTCCATATCGCTAGTCATCACTTTTTGTCCAATATCTTAGCGTCGATCTTGTCAGAAATGTTTTTAGACCACAAAGCTCCCGATAATGTCCAAATAATTGCCAATGCCTCGTCGTCGGTAAGGACAATGCTTATGTTGTCATCGAGCCTTGAAAGTTTAAGATAAATAGTCTCAGTCTCGTCATTAAGAACTATACCTGCACTGATACTACAATCGTCGTAATCTTGTTTAAGAACTTCCTCTACCTCAAATTCATGCGTAGATGAGAAATGGATAGTGAAAGTTTTACTCATAGTATTCGCTTTCCATTCCTGAAAACTCCAACGTCATCGAAATTTTTAGCCGGAGTAATCTTAATTCCATTTCCTCGACCAGATAGCTGTAAATCTCTAATTTGATCGACTGTATCGGGATCAGTAGAACCTGGCTTACCATATCTTATCTCGTAATTGTCGGTTTGCAATCGACCAGTTTGCCTGGATCCTAGTAATTCGTGCGCTCGATTGACATGTCTTTGCGAGTGGCAATCTCTCGAATTAAGATTTTGAAATGGGTTAGATAAATCTGCACCATTTCTACCGAGATATGGATTGTATCTTTTAGCCGAGGTAGCTTGCAGGATAATATAAATTAGTAAGACTGGCAGAGCAATAAGAAATCCAGCAATAGCATAATTTACGATAGTTACAATGAGCATTGTGACAGGAACCCAGGCAAATCCTAGCAGGATACCTGCTACAATTGAAATCATGATTAACGCAAATGCAAATTCTAGGCAGCCTTTCATTTCCAAGTCCTTTCGTCGAATACATCAGGAATATCCCTTGTAGGATCTCGATAAAGCCTGGTTACGGTCTTTCCATAATCAGACCTGCGCCTGCCACCAAAAATTCCTCTAATCGCATAGATAAATATTGTGATTATCCATGCAGCGCAGGCAAGCAAAGCGATAACTGATATTGTGATAATTATTACGTCCATTTTAATCTCCTATTTTAGAGTCTTTGCCGTAGAATTTTTATTATTGTTCTAATAGATCGCTCGATCAAAATCAAGGATATCGTTATAGATATCAATAACAAAATTGATGATGTCTCGAATAATGTCATTTACGGAGCTCCTAGCAAAGGCTTAATCAATGTCAACACAATGCAGCCAGCAATAAATGATATGAGCCCTAGAATAGCAAACCATTTGACAATAGCACTCTCAGTCCCTTTGGCAAGCTCGTCGTGAACAGGAATTACCATAATAGGACGCATGTGCTCGGGGAGATCGTTGTTGGCGGGGGCATAGACTTTGCAGTGAGATCCCTTGCCCATCTCGACACGACAGCCACTTTTCTCAGCAATGCCGATGTAATAGCTCCCGCTATGCTTCTTGCTCATCATACACCCCCTCTTCCTCGGTCACAGGTTCCATCTTGGCGGCAGAGTTCGCAGGGAGAATCGTAATGAGCAGATTTAAAAAGTCTTGCGCTTTTTCAAATGAAATCTCGCCCAGAACAATTTCGATACGATAATTAATTAACGGATACATTTTAGCTCCTTATGGGATAGAAAAAGCTTCTTTTGATTTTTCCGGAGTTGCGGTCACTTGAAATTCCTCGTACGCCTCCTTGTATAGGGCATAGGCATCTTGGACCTCAGTTAGCGTTGCAAATCCATATCCAAATGCCCGTTGAAGACTTAGGTATTCTTGGTGCAGCTTCTTTATAGTTTCTTTTGATTTTTGCTTGTCCATTTTTAATCTCTTATTGTAAGAAAGAATTTTTCTTGCCCAGAATTTCCTCGTCGGCAATATCTTCGTGAATAACTATAATTTTACCATCTTTATTAATTTGCGGAATTTCCATAGATTGGGATATTACTCCATTCGTTTTGTCTTTTATCCTATTTGCTTTCGCAGCATCAGTAGTAATTTCGACGGTAGAGTTGTGCAGTATAAGATAAAACGGATTTTTCATGCCTCAGTCCTTTATTTCCTTATGAATGGTAAATAAACTTTCTGACTTGGATAGCTTGATCCTCGAGCACCTGCGATCAAGTGCCATGTCCCTGTAGGTCTAGCATAGATATATGCTGAGATAATAACACAACGATTTGCATTGTCGGGAGGAATCCAATATTCAAAGTAATATACATAATTGATTGCTTGAACAACAGGGATCCCATACTCCCAAAGACCGCTATCACAATCAACCCAGATATCTGGGTTGATTGTGATAGCGGTCTTT